AAGAATTGTATCTAATTACGTTCAGTCTATATTTTATCAAATAGCAAATAATTATTCTAAGAATTATCCTTCTTTTCATTTTGAAAGAATTTCACAATTAGATTTATTGAAGTACGAAACCAATCAATATAAAGTAGGTTATGATTTTCATGAAGATTTTGGAAATAAAGCCAATGAAAGACATATATCCATTTCTCTAAATTTAAATGATTCTTTTGAAGGTGGTGAATTTGTATTTAGTTTAAATGACAACTCCTTAGAACAATATGTTCAAGGCACAGGGGATGCAATTGTTTTTCCCTCTAATTTTATATTTCCACACAGAGTTAATAAAATTACAAAAGGCACAAGGTATGCTTTGATTGGGTGGATTATATAATGATTCCTTTATTTATAGAAAACTTTTTACCAAACCAAGTATTAACTATTTTAAATAGTTATTGCATCTTAAAGTATAGCAACAAGAAAAGTTTTAAAGTTGATACACAAACATCTTCTTTGATATCTGAGCATAGTGATTTTCTTATGGAAACAATATGTGATTTAAGTACACCTGTCGTTGAACAAAATGTAGGTAAAAAATTATTTCCTACTTATTCTTTTTTAAGAATATATGATAAAGGTTCTGATTTACCTATTCATAAAGATAGACCTTCTTGTGAATATACAGTGGCTCTCTGTCTTGGAGCTGATCCTATAGATGAACCTTACGAATTGTTTGTAGGAGAAGTAGATGAATCATCTGACTATAAATATTTTGATGCTGAGGGTAACTATAATAGATATAAAATTAACTATAAATATCCGATGAAACCTAATAATGCATTAATTTTTAAAGGTATGAATAATATACATTGGAGAGAGATATGCACACATGATCACTTCATAACTGTCTTTTTGCATTATGTTGACCAAGAGGGTGAGTTTAAAGAATACAAATATGACAAAAGAAGTATGTTAGGAGAAACTTGATAAACTTTTAATGTCTACTGACTTAAAAATTTTTAAAACATCTTTTGATATTTCTATTTATGAAATAATTACTGATTACGATAGTCAGATTCTAAAAAATTATATAAATGATTTACAGATGCCTAAAGAAGAAAATGTTCACTCAACCTTTTATTTAGAAAAAAATATTTTATTTAATTCAAGTTTAAATAATTTTAAGAATTTTATTTTTTCTTACCTTCATATTTTTTGTAAAAATGTATTAAACAAAGAAAAATTTATAGTAACAGAATCATGGTTTCAAAAATATTTTAAAAATGAACATCATGATATTCATGTACATCATTGTAAGGAAAACTCATATTCTTTAATTTTTTATGTAGATGCCACAAACAATTCTTCCGTTACAAATTTTTATATTCCAGGATTTCCTTACACACCTGAAATAATTAAAAGTGTTGTAGCAGAAAAAAATAAACTTGTTATTTTTCCAGGTTATTTACCACATAAAGTTCCTCCGAATAAGGATGAACAAAGAATAATATTTTCGGCAAACTTCGAGGTTATGAATTGAAATTACTAGGTTTAAGAATATGTGATCATGACAGTAACTTTAGTTACTTTGATGGAGAAAAAGTAAGGTATTTAAAAACTGAAAGAAAATATCAAATTAAACATCATTCTGTAATGAAAAATCAAAACTATAAAGAACAAGGTTTTGATTGGACATTATGGGAAAAAATTATTGAAGAAGAGTGGGGCATAAGATCAAAAAATCTTGATGAAATTGCAATTGTTTTTGATCCATGGTTCTACAATTTTAATACTAGAAACGATATTTTTTTTCCTTCAAGACCAGAAGTTGATTTTAAAGCTGATTGTAAAGTTACTAGAGTAAATCATCATTGGGCACATCATTTAAGTTGTTGGCCTTTAGTGAAAGAACCACATAAACTAAATGGTTTTTCTTATGATGGTTTTGGAGATTATGGCACTATTTGGACACTGATAGAACAAGGTAAATGCAAAGTAAGGGGAGATGCTCAATACGGTTCAATTGGCCATCTTCTTTCTGAAACAGGAACTTATTTTGATGTTAAAGCATACTATAGTATTGATATAGCGGGAAAATTAATGGCTTTACAAAGTTATGGTCAGATAGATAAAGAATTTTATGAATTTCTAAAACAGTTTAACATTAGACAAGTAGAACATATTTTTGATGTAAATTATTATAAAGATAGACCTCAACCAAGAATTGATTGGTTGAGAACTCTTCATCAGTATGCTGGAGATTTATTATTAGACTACATGTCCAAACATTTCAAAGAGGATGAATATTTTTGTTACACAGGAGGTGTGGCACTAAATGTAAATTGGAATACTCAGTTTAGAAAAAAGTTTAGAAATATTGTTATACCTCCTCATCCTAATGATGATGGTTTAAGTTTAGGAGCTTTAGAGTATTTAAGAATGAAACATAATTTATCTAATTTTAAATTAGACAACTTTCCTTTCTGTCAATCAGATGAAAGTCCCAATGAAGCACCCTCAGAAATGGTAATGAACAAGACAGTAGAGCTTTTAAAAAATCAAAAAATAGTTGGTTGGTATCAAGGACACGGAGAGATAGGACCTAGAGCGTTAGGGAATAGATCTATATTAGCAGATCCAAGAGATAAAGATATGAGAGAAAAGGTTAATAATATTAAAAAAAGAGAAAAGTTTAGACCTTTTGGTTGTTCTACAATAAACAAATCTTTTTCAAAAAGCCCTTATATGCTTTATGCAGATCCTATTGATTTTAATAAATACCCTGCTATTTCACATGTAGATGAGACTTGTAGACATCAGACTGTTGAAAATAATGAAGTTTTTACTCAACTCATACAAAAGTTTTACAATGAAACAAACTGTGACGTACTATTAAATACAAGTTTAAATGTTAATGGTAAGCCTATTGCAGCACATAAAAAAGATGCCTTAGAACTATTATATACAAGTGAGCTAGATGCTTTGGTTTACGGAAATGATTTGTGGATTAAATAATGGCTTTTCCTTACATTCACGATAACTTATTTGAAATAAACGATAATTTAAAAGTTTATCAAAAAACAATAGGTTCTTTTCAATATTTATATGTGGACGATTTTTATAAAAATGCAGAAAAGATACACGCAATGTTTGAAAACTCTTGGTTTCCTAATTGGAAAATAAGTAAAGAAGGTAGAAATTTCAAAGATTATTATGATTGTCGTATGAGATTTGACATAAATAAATGGGGATTAAAAAACGAGAATAAAACAAAAGATTTTTTTAATACTTTTATAGATTTAAGTAACTTTACTTGCAACGAAATTTATTCAAACATCTTTACTTGGATAAATACTCCTAAAAAAGAAATACAGTTTTGGCCACACACCGACCCTACTTTTAATTTTTTAGTGACCTTAGACAAAATAAATTCTGGAGGCACAGCTTTATACAGTAGGAAACCTGACAATCCCACACCTGAAGAAATTGATATACAATTCGATACGACTAATTATAAAAGTGATATCTGTGTGATACCTTCAGTTTTTAATAGGTTGGTTGTTTTTGATGGTTCAATTAACCACGGAGGATATATAGAAGATCACAGTAAATACTCTAATGGAAATTGGAGATACAATACTGTATATTTTTTTTATCCCAAAAAATTATAGAACAGAGGAACAAATGATTAAACCAGAAGAAATTAAAGATCAAAACTTTAAAATATTTTTAGGAATGCCAATGTATGGCGGTATGCTTACTGAATCGACTTTACATGGCTTGTTGGAGTTACAGTCTTGGACTCAAGCTAACAATGTTGCAATGAGAATACAAACAATGGGTAATGAAAGTTTAATTACTCGTGCTAGAAATACCATAGTTTCTATGATGATGGATCAACAAGATTTTGTTGCTACACATCTTTTATTTATAGATGCTGACATAGGTTTCACTTGGCAAAATATTCAAAGATTACTTTGTGCAGATAAAGATGTAGCTTGTGGAATTTACCCTAGAAAACATTTATATCTTGAAAAGATTAAAGACATTTTAAAAGAAAATCCAAATGCTACTCCTGATGATATTGAAGCTAAAGCCTTAGGCTATAATGTAAACTTTGATGACCCTCTAAATTTAAAAGGTGAGGGAGGGTTTTTTCGTGTGCAAGAAGCAGCCACAGGTATGATGCTTGTGAAAAGAAAAGTATTTAGAACTATGATGAAGAAGTTTCCTGAAAGAAAGTATGAGTCTGACCAAATAGTTAATGGGGGTTCTTATAAATCTGATAACTGTTATGATTTATTCGCTGTTGGACCTTACAAAACTAAGACTAAAGAAGGTCAACCACAAATGAGATATTTATCTGAAGATTACTACTTCTCTCGTCTATGGCAAGAGT